TGCGTCAACAGTAAGGTCGCCACTACCCGTTCTTATAGGCAAAGGATTAGTATCACTTACTGGTGTTACTTCACCGTCAACACCGTACGCCTGCTTATAAATAGGGTAATGGGTGGTACCTATTTCATCGGTGGCAACATTTACCGCGCCGGGTACGCCAGACCCTAATACTTTTATGTTATCAGTCAACGGTCGCTCCCGTGATCATTCCGTCTTCTCGCTCAATAGAAATGTTTTTACCACCTTCCGGCATTTGATTGACTATATTTATAGCGGGGGTTTCTTGGCCTTCGCTAACAGGGGTCATGCATTTTTCTACATGCGCTTTATGTTTGTCGAGCATGGATTGAGTTTGGCGCTCAGAATCTTTAATCATCGCCTTAAGTTCAAGTTTCGCTTCATCTTCTGATATTTGCTGATTAGCCGCTGCGATAGTTTCTTGCATTTTTCGCTGTTCTTCGGCTAATTTTTTCTCAAAATCAAACTGTAACTTCTCAAACTCAAGCTTTCTAAATTCTTCGTCAAGCTTATCACCCGCCTGTTTTTGCTGCTCTATAAATTTAGCTTTGGTGTCCTCAATCTTTTTAACCTCAGCTTCAATTTGTTTTTTCTGGGCTTCAATTTGTTTTGGATCAGCTTGTGGTTTTGGTTGCGTCATTTCTTTAAGCTGGTCTTCTACCTCGCGACCAAATCGGAAACGCTTAACAATGGCTAACATCATGGATTTTGCGGCATCAAACGGCATAACGCCTTTCTCGACCATTGGAAACATACCATTCATTAATTGGGCAAATGCATTCATAAATTCGGCAACATTTTGCTTGTCTTCTGTCGCCTCCACATCTAGCGTGGAATTAGTTTCAATGTCAAGACGATATGAGCGCCAATAATCATCCCTTAGAAGCCCTAAAACGTCTTCCCATGCAGGCAGTTTCATTACTTCCGTTGCTTTTTGTACCTGCGGATTGTCTTCCGGCATTTGCTGAGATTTTGCCATTTGCATGAATTGCATGGCTTCGTCTTTTTCTGCCTTCATCGGCAGCGGCATTCCAGTAATCTTTTTCCATGTTTCAGGTTCAAACTTTAAAACGGCGACCTCAAGCATAATCCGCATTGTATCTAAAGCGTAATGCTGGACCCGTTTTTGAAGGCGCTTAAGTCGCATCGTTCCCCATGCTTCTTTTATTTTTTGAGCGCCTAACGTCTCAGAAGCCATAGATTGACCGCGAACAATATCAGATATTCCAGTAATCTCGTAAATAACTCGTTTACATGACTCCCTTGCTTGATAAAGCTGTTGAGCCACGCCGACTAATTTCTCAATCGGTAGCATCCAAATTGATTTGTCAAATCCGCCTTCATTTAGGATTGAGGATTTATCAGAAGGAATAAGCTCATTATCGTCACCACTAAGAATTTTACCTAAGTCATCCCCTAGTGACGGATCATACGCCCCCCTTACTTTAATCGCTTTAATGACTTTTGTGAGTCGGCGTTGAATCTCATTTAACTCAGTCGCTTGCTGCTCATATAAAGTATAAGGGGCAGTCGGCATTAAACTGTTAGATTTTCTAACGAAAGTAAGAGGCTCAGGGCAATTAAAAAACCCAGTTAATTCGAGGGGGTCATCGTCAACTCGCAAATATGCATCAAGATAGCAAGGTGCCACGTACTTAACTTTTCTGTCTGATTTATCCCATATCTGGTAGATAATAGCCGTCTTTGTTTTTCCTGTACGCGCGTTAGACTCATCATTTTCTTCGTCCTCTTCATCTAACCCTTCCGTGAAAGTAAGTTTTTTCGCAACATCACCAAACATTTCTTTAGCTTCGTCTTCATCAAGGTATTCTTCGTAAGCAATCCACGGCATTTTCGACCATTTTTTCGCATAACCAAAATAAACCTTATCCCAAGAGCGAGAATCAGGAATGATGTTTTGATTTGAAATAGACGGCGGAATAGGTTCGCCTCCTTCTTCAACCTCAAACTCTTCCATATCATCATCGTACTTAACGGAAGTGATGCCGCGACCGGGTAATAATCCGTCTTGAGTCGCATCCAGCATGGCTTGCTCAAATCGGTCTTCACCATCAATATCGGTGTCGATCAAGTATTCAAGTACACGCTGCGCGGCTTGTGAGGCGTACTTTCCAAGGGGGTCTTCATCTTTAAATCGTCTTTGGATAACAGGTCGAGGCACATTAGAGAAAAGCGCGGGGAGCATGGTTTCGGTGTTAGAATATAAAATATTAAAAGGCATGTTTTTTTCGCCTTCATAGATTTCATTAATTTCCGTCCCGTTTTTGAAGTAATCCTCTTCTCTTTTTTTAGAGTCGTTAATTTCTTCAAGCCAGTTATTAATTTCTTCCATATTCTCTTTCTCGTCGTTTTTTAGCGAAATAATCTTGCTTTAATGCTCCATAGTTTATACCAATAATGTTTCCTTTGCGAAAATTCTCTGCTTGGGTTGGCTCAGGAGCTTCGTTTACGGCTATTTTCCACGTTAATGAGAGGTAGCGCCAAACGTCAGCCTCATCTTGGTGTTCCGCTTCTTGCGAAAACTGCTTTGTTTCTTCGTTGTATTTTCGTTTATATTCTTTTAATTTTTCGAGCAGGTCGGCGCATTTGTTCTGGTCAAACCATGCTTTCGCAAATGTGACCCTCGCCGCCTGTATGCCTTTATCTTTCCCCATGCTTGGAGTTACGGCTAATTTTCCAATATCTTCATCTATAATCTGCTGAAACATAGACTTACCGCCCATCCCAAGGCGAACGGGTTTTGCGTCGTGAGGGAGGAAATGGCAAGCATACTCATAACCATATTCGGTTTGTTTGTCTCTAATCATTTGGCATATTTCAGGAATTTCAACAAAATTATCAATCCAGTAGTCGATTATCCTGATTTGCCCAGCAACAACCTGATAAAATATAATTGGATTAGAGTCGTTTCGACCTAAATCCCACACCGTAAAAACAGGATAACCTTCCGTATGGGGAACATCTGTGACTTGTCCTGCCTGCTCCATTTTGGCTATTGCTTCACCCCATATAGAACCAAGAATGGCAGCGTCAAACGAACAATAGTATTCTTGAAGCCAAACTGAACGCCCCATAGCCTCGCCATGCTCTGCTTGCATTTCCAATAATTCTTCGGCTAACTGTTCATCGGAAAATAATTGAGTTTGGTCGGCAGTCAGAATCTCAGAAAACCATGAGTCCGACTTCATCGCCATTTGAATCAGTTTATAAAAATGGTTTTTTCCCCGTGGGGTGGAGTTAAATACTGCCCAGCCGCCATTTTCCAACATAATCGGTCTTAAATACGACCATGATGAAGGATTAGAAATCGCATACTCAGAATACGTCAAACCAATCGGAGGCGACCCCACTAACGCATTGTAATTATCCGACCCCATTAACTGCCATGTTGAGCCATTAGGAAAAATAATCTTCATTTCTTGGTTTAGGGTGTTAGAGCGAATTTCGGGGGGAAAAGCTTCGTCGATTCGTTTTTTGCCCGTATGAGGATTAACCGCATCCCAAATGGCTTTTCGACATTGGTTGTATTCAGGCAGCATGTACCAGTAGTTACCCACCCGCTCAAAGACAGAACAGGCATTATGGTGCAACATGACATCATCTTTACCGTGACGGCGCGGCCAACTTACCGCCGCCCTTTTGCCACCCCCTGCCAAATATTCCCATAGCGGTTTTTGATACTCTCGCGGCCGCCAATTATTAGGTAGGGATATTTTCATTTGGTGTATCTTAGCATTTTAGTGGCGAAGCTAAAAATTTTTATTTTGTCGATACGGATGTCTTTTAACCCAATCCGCAATCATTTTATTAAACTCCCAAACCTTAATCCCAACAGACTGACAAATCTCGTAATCTGTCTCCTTCTCTCTACCAGTTTCTCCCTCCAAGCCTCCTCGCCTTAAAATCAAAGCGTAAATCTCATCATCTGTGTACTCCGATGGGTTTTTAATACGCTTAATTTGTTTGGGCGTATACCCTGAAATAACATCCCACGCTTCTTGGGAAATATTCTCGCCCATTCTTTGGATTGTCTGACGACTCACATCAAGCAATTCAGCAAGTTTAGTTTTGCTCATCCCCCTCAATCGAAGCTCATCACTTAATATCATCTCATCTAAATTCATCGTTTTTTCCTGTGTAACATTTTGAGGTGTAACATTTGAAATAGAGTGTAACATGTAACATTTAGGATTGTAACATTTAAGTGTGACATGAGTAAATGGAGTAGTTGTTATTGTGGGTGCA